TTTGTAGCTACCGTTTGAGGTGCAACCTCTATAGTTTCTGCTTGAGCTTTTTTAGCCATAATATAATATAATTAAATAGTTTATAAGAGTAATAATTACCCCCGTTAATACAACGAGGGTAAGCATTACATTAATATTGACTTGTTATAGTCCTTGGAATAAAACGAAGTTGTTAGCAGCTTGCGTTACTAAACATCTTTCAGAAAGGAAATTAACTTGCATTGCATCAAGCGTAGAAGTCATTGCTCCTCCAGCTCCACCAGTTAACCATGATTTCATTCTTCTGTCGTCACCTTGAGAAGCTCTATATCTTACGTGTAAGAAAGGTCTTCTAATGTTAGTACCTAAGATTTGATCATAAACTGTACTTGTTCCAGCAGGAACTAATACACCTTCGATAGAATTAACTCCAACGATAGCACCACGAGTGGAAGCATCATTTAAGTATTTCCAATCAGTTTTGTAAAAGTCATAAGAACCTCTTCTAAATCCTGAGAATCCAAGATTTAAAGCCATTTCTTCAGAATTTTCAAATAAACCGAAAGCAGTTCCACCAGAGAATCCACCAGAGATAGAAGCTAACATATCGTCAAAATCAAGAGATGTTTGTCTCTGTAAGAATAACATGTTTTCTTCAATTGCTCCTTGAGTATCTAGGTTTTTAAGAATTGCGTCAAATTCATCAAGTCCAGCAGCAGCAGTAAATCCTACTTCTACATTTCCTCTAGCTCTAACAGCAGCAAATAAACCTTGTGTACCTGGTAAGTTAGCTTGATTATATCCTGCAGCTGCACCAGCGTTAGCATTTAATTCACCTTCAACCATAGCCATTTCTAAGTAATCTTCGAAACGTAATCTAGTTTCAGATTCAGCTTTTAGATACCATAGGAATCCAGAAGCACCATCTTCAGTAGCAACTTCAACCCAACCGATTTGAGCCATATCAGATCCAGTAACAACGTACTGATCTCTTATGATCACTGGTGAGTTAGCAAATTGTGTGAAAGAAGGATCGATACTAATTCTAGCAGCAGAGTTACCTACACCTGCTCCAATAGTAGTTCCTTTAGTATAATCAGAACCATATACAAACATTTTGATACCTCCTAGTAAACCAGCACCAGTTTGAGTAATTCCTTGTGCAAGGAATGTTGTATTAAAAAATGGTTGTACCGTTACAGTACCACCACCAGCAACACCAGTACCAGCATTTCTAGCTACAACAATACCTTTTGCTTCAGCTCCTGAAACAGGATCTAAAAGTACAACAGTATCATTTATAGATATAACATTGACAGCAGTAGCACCACCACCAATAGAAACTATTGATTGATTGTTACCTCCAGCAGCGACACCAACGCCACAGCTATCGTAAGATATATGTAATCTATTTTGTTCAGACCAAATTACTTGATCAGACGTCATTGGCATTTCAGCGCCAACCATTCTTAAGAAACCAGATAGAGTACGGTTTCCGTATCTTTCTACTTCTTGTTCGTAAATTTCAGGTAAATATTGTTGTGCAAAATCATTTGCTCCACCATTAAATGCTAAATAAGCAGAAGGAGATGGAGTTTGAATTGGACTTGGTACAATACCACCAAATTGTGGTTGTAAACTCATAATTGTTTAAATTTTAATTGTTAAATTTTCTTGTTTTTATTTTTAGTTTTGAAGAATCTGCACCAGAAATTGCTTTAACTTTAAATCCGTTTACAAAAACTTCCCCTTGTGAGGATCTAGCTTTTGTTGATGATAAGTTTTTAGACTTATTAACCACTTCTTTAACAGCGTCTGCTTTTCCTTGCTCATAAAAATGAGTTGCGATTTTGTCGACATTGTCTGCTGCGTATATAGCTTTGTGATAACCTTTTGTATCATTAACGTTACCTTCTGTGTCTAAGAACTTCTCGACTAGGTTGTTAATGTTTGATTGGTTTTCAGCAACTTTATCTACATCTTTAATGTTGTACTTAAATTTTTTCTCGCCAACTGAAATATCGAAACCTTCGAAATTTTGACTGAAATAATCTTGAGTATTTTTTTGAAATGTATCATGTTTTTGCTCAACTACTTCTTGCTGCTCATTATATCGATTGAAAAAGTCTGTAGCTTTTTGTTGGTCTTGAGTTACTCCGGGTCTCAACTTGATTTCGTCGTAATATTTTTTCTTAGTTTCCTCCAAAAAGTTCTTGGCATTTGCAATCTCTTCTTTTTTAGCGAGTTTTTTCTTTTTGACGTCACGCTCTTCGTCAAGATCTGTATCGAAATGGAAGTTTTCTTCCATTATAAAATCTATTTCTTCAGAATCTAAATGTGGTTTAGATTTTCTGTAGTATTCTTTTAGTAAAGTATTCTCATCAATAGAAGAGTAATCTGCATTAAGTCTAGTGTAGTCTTCTATAGTTCCACCAGTTTCTTCCATAAAGTTAACTAATTTTTCAATGTTTTCAGGCAATGGTTTACCTAATAGTTTTTCATCTCTAATAGCTTCTTTAACTTCTTTCTTAACTTCTTTAACTTCTTCTTGAGTTATTTCTTTGATTGGAGAAAACCCTTCAACAGTCTCGTTGGACTCTTGTATATGTTCTCCCACCTTTGCGCTATCTTCGGATGGTTTGCCCACAGGTACTTCCTTTGTTTCTCCGATTTGAATGGCATCTGTTTCTTCTTTTTTAGCTGGTTCGTTAGGTATTGTAACCTTAATAATATCGTTTGGAACTTCTATTAAAGGTTCTTTTAAATTAACCTTTGTGATTTCCTGTTTTTTGTCACCTAATTGCTTAGGTCTTGTAGGTTTAGACTTTACTTTAAAGTCACCCTCCTGCTTAGCAGGTGCATTTGTTTTAATTTCTGACATAATATAATATAATTAAATAGTTAATAAATTAAGCTACTGGAGCTTGTTGACCTTGATTTTTATTTTCAAAATCTATTGGTAATAAATCGTTTTTTCTTTGAGTTATCATTTCACTTTGTTGAGTGCCTTCCATTTTGATACGCTTATCTTTACGGTCTTCAATCATTTTTTCTTTTTCCCCTACCGCTTCCATGTCCATTTGCTTCAGTTGCATATCAAACTGATGTTGCATTTGCATTTCTTGCTGCTTTAATTGAGCAGCTAAATTCATACGTTGTATCTCTAATTGATTGTTAGCTTGTTCAAATTGTACTTTAGAACCTGATATAGCTTCTTGTTTTTGCACTTCAGACATAGCTATTTTTTCAGCAGCATCAGCTTGAGCGTTTGCTTGAGCTTGCGACTGTTGTATAGCATTTTGTTGTTCTTCTTTACCTTTTTGCTTACGTCTTATTTTAAGCATTTGATTAGCTAACTTAAGGTTTTTAATTTGCCTTAAATCTATAGCATCTTCTAAATCAATACCACCACTTTGTAAAGCAACTTGTATGTTTTGCTCTAATTGTTGTTCTTCTTCTTCGTCTGGTTCTAATTCTAAGAATATACCAAAGTCATGTAAGTTTAAGTTACTTATTTCTACTAACGTGTTAACATTATAATTAGATATAGTATTAACTAAAGACTCAGCAGTTAACGGAAACTCTAATGCATCTGCAATTTTAAGTGCTATATTCTCTGCTATTCTTAAAGTTATATATAAACTTGCTTGTTTTATGTGTCTAGTAGCAGTGTTAGATGCGTTAGCAGCCATTTTCTGTAAACCTACTAATGTTTGTTTATCAGGCGTACTCCCATCTCTTGCTTCGTTAAGTCCTGTTACATCTCTTATCATTTGTAAATAATATTGATAAGTTTGTATTAAACTTTGTATTTTACCTTGACCGCTAGAACTGCTAAGTTCTTGAATAGGTACTTTACCAGCGTTCTGGTCTCCATCTTGTGTAAGTGATCTACCAACTATAGAACCTGTCTGGAAATACATGTTAAGAGCTTCTGCAGCGTTGTAATTTGTGCCATTACCTAAATCAACCTCAGCTAAACCATCCATATCTAAGTAAACACCGTCTGGTACCATTTTAGACATTACTTGTTGTAGTTTTAAATGAGTTAGTTGAATCATATCAGCAAAACCAATACACTTACTTACCAAAGATTCAATTCTACCTTTGTACATTCTTGGAGCGCAAATAGAATAATTCATTTCTACTTTTGTAGTATCAGCTAAAGGTCTAGACATGTTTTCAGCTAGTTCCCATCTTAACATTGTATCAGTACCTAAAACCTTTGCTCCACTGTATAAAACCTCTATAGATCTAGATACTTTTTCAAAACTATCGTTTTCAGGAGGATTAAATGTGTCATCTTTCTCTAAGGCTTTTGTTAAACCTTGATCAGTTTGTTTGATTTTAAATACTTGATTTGAAAATGTTTTATAGTCAAAATACATAACTTGAACAGTGTTCTCATCATATCCAGCCCAACCAGTTAAAAACTGACGGTTGCCAGGCATTTTTTGTATACGTTCTAGTTCGTCTTTGCTAATATCTGGAAATTCTTTTTTAAGTTCTGCTATAGTTATTGATTTAACTTCACCAACATAGTATATGTCTTCGAAGTTTGGATCTTCAGTATATGAATAAACCATGTAAGCAGGATCTACGTAATCAACAGTAATTCCTTCGGCCGTATTAAAACTTGTTTTACTTGCAGCAACACCAATAACTGTTAAATCCATGTTAAGTCTACGTCTAGTAAGATCAAATTTATTTTGAGCTAACACAGATGATATAGCTTCTTCTTCGGCTATTTCAATAGATTGCTTATATGACAATTGCATATGAAGTTCTAGTTCTTCTGGTGACTCAGGTAACTCAGAAGGATTAATGCTTTGGTATAAATCTATACCTAAAGTTTCTTTTAATCCATCAAGATATTCTCTAGCTATCATATCTTCTTGTATCTTAGAAGCATATTCTGTTCTAGCTTTAACGGACGCAGGATCTTGAGCGTAAGCTTTTATGTCGTAACTTTTTTGTGATATACCATTAACAACTATATCTACAAATTTAGATAAAATAGGAACTGGTTGCCAATCTAAATTAAGATAAGACAAATCGCCATTAATAGACAACTCATCTTTGTATTTTTGTACACTTTGTTCTCCACGAGCATACAATCTTAATTGGTGAAATTGATTCCAATTAGTTAGATATCTATTACCAGAAGTTCTTCCTGAACGAAACCACTCATATTCAATAGCCATAGCAACTTGACTTCCATATTCAACACTTGCTTTTTCTGCATCACTAACTACTTGACTAGGGAAAGCGCTATTGGTATTAGTATATATATTCATTTAACTTATTATTTTTGATAAAGTTCCTTTATTGTCGTATCTTTTTATACCTAGATCAACTGGTTTTAATTCGATTTTATTAGAAGGCGCGTATCTGTGTTTGTTGCAAGCCATTAAAGCTAGTCCTGAACTAATAGATGCATCATGAGTTGTTCTGTTGTTTATATCAAACTGAGCCCAATCTTCTAAAGTTCTTTGAAAGTATACATCTCCGTGTCCTGTTTCTTTTAAACCAACAAAGTTTTCTATGTACGTTTCTATAGCTGAAGCGTGAGCTTGCTTTATATCCTCACTTGAATTAGGTATTCCACCAATTTCCTTCTCTGTCACTGATAGTTTATTTCTTTTTTTATCTGGTCTATTCATTGCAAAACCTCTATAACCTCTTCTTTTGAAATGATAAAGTAATCTAGGTTTATTGTTTTCTGCTAGTATTGGCATTCCGTAAAACACACAAGCCATAAGTACATCTTCAAAGAATATTTCAGCAGTTTGAGGTCTAGCTATATATTCTAAAAAGAAATGATTAGGAGGAACTTCTTCCATACTAAACTTAGTTAAGCCATGTAAAGATCCGTTAGAACCTCTTTTATCAACTGTACCCGATATATCATATGGATCACATCCAAACGCTCCGCAGTGTTCGTTACCTGGATAACTTATTCCATTCTTTAAATATCTTTTATTTTGTAGATTAAGTGGTGGAACCCATGTTATATAAAATCTTCCTTGCTTGCTTGGCGAAAATATTACTCTAGTATCTTTGTGTCCATTTTCCCATTGAAAATTTCCTTGAGTTACGGAGAGTGAATTTTTTAAATCCTCGTTAAAATCTATCTGTTGATAGATCTTAGTTAAATTAAATAGAGACATTTTAGACTCGTCTCTGAATGCGTGTTTTGTAGTACGTGGAAACTGTCTATAAAATTCATTTAAACCATCTTGATCTTCCTTAAGACCTTCTACCTCATTATCCCAGTATTCAACAACCCCGATTTTGATTGGCGTTCCATGAGGTCCAAACACTGGTTTTTGTGGTGTGTCGAAGACAGGATAGCCATAAGAATCAATGTATCCCTCGTAATTCCATTCCATAGGAATGAACAAAGAATAGAGTCCTGAACGAGTTTGTCCATTTGCATTTCTTTTGTTAACGTTTGAGTCATCGTATAGTTTTTTAAAGTTTCTACCACCTTTGTCTAGAGCATTTGATGTTGATCCCATCATACACTTTCCAATAATTCTTGATCCTAATCTAAGCGTAGTTTTTGTGACACGCCAATTGTTTAATATGTTATTAGGTCTTTCCCATTTACCTGATTCATCATGAACTAAAAGCTTTAGTTTCTCTCCATCATAAGCATTGTCTCCAGTGTTTTTCCAATCTATAGTTGTATCTAGCCCAGCAAGATCTTCTGGTTTATCTGTAGAAACTATAGATCTTCTTGTAAATTTAGAAGCTGGTACACGATAAGCTAGTTCAGTTTTAGGACGATCCATACCGTCTTGTATTGGTTTAAAGAAGAAAGGATAGTTAACCGAAATAGGAACTACCTTGTCTGTAAACATTTTCTTTGCATCAGATCCAGATTTAGATAAAATACCAAAACGTGCATCAGTTGATATTGTAGCCATATTAACACATTCACCAGATGCCATAAATGAAAATCCAGAACGTCTATTCTTTAAGTAAGACATACCATAGCATCTATCATCAGCTCGGCAAGCTTCCCAAAATATAAAGAACAATCTATTTGAT